GGCCAGGTGAAGATGAGCGAGAAAATTCATCCCTCAACTATACCCGAAGTCAGGCAAATCCTCCTTATTTCTTGCCGCTGACCGCCCCCGGCTTTAGACTAGGCCGCCTGTTTTTTACCAACCAGCCCTAAATTGAAGAAGTGAATACCCATGCGCGTCGCTGATTTTTCGTTTGAACTTCCCGAATCCCTGATTGCCCACTATCCCCAGGCCGAACGCAGCGCATGCCGCCTGCTGCAGCTGGACGGGCCGAGCGGGGCATTGACGCACGGCGTATTCACCGATCTGCTGGATAAGCTGGAAGCCGGCGACCTGCTGGTGTTCAACAATACCCGCGTGATCCCGGCGCGCATGTTCGGCCGCAAGGTCAGCGGCGGCAAGATTGAAGTGCTGGTGGAGCGCGTGCTGGACGACCATCGCGTGCTGGCGCACGTGCGCGCGTCGAAAGCGCCGAAGCCGGGCGCCGAGCTGCTGTTGGGGGATGACGAGAGCATCGCCGCCACCATGGTAGCGCGCCACGAGACGCTGTTCGAGCTGCGCTTCAACGACGAACGCGACGTGTTCACTATCCTCAACGCCGCCGGCCACATGCCGCTGCCGCCTTATATCGCCCGCCCGGATGAAGACGCCGACCGCGAGCTGTATCAGACGGTCTACAGCGAGAAACCCGGCGCGGTCGCCGCGCCGACCGCCGGCCTGCACTTCGACGAACCGCTGCTGGCGGCGCTGCGCGCCAAGGGCGTGGAAATGGCGTTCGTGACGCTGCATGTCGGCGCCGGCACCTTCCAGCCGGTGCGCGTGGAAACCATCGAAGATCACGTGATGCACGCCGAATACGCCGAAGTGCCGCAGAACGTGGTCGATGCGGTGCTGGCCTGCAAGGCGCGCGGCAAACGCGTCGTGGCGGTGGGCACTACCTCGGTGCGCTCGCTGGAAAGCGCCGCGGCGGCCAGCAAAGAGGCGCTGATTGCGCCGTTCTTCGGTGATACCAGCATTTTTATCTATCCGGGCTATCACTATCAGGTGATCGACGCGCTGGTGACCAATTTCCACCTGCCGGAATCGACCCTGATCATGCTGGTGTCGGCCTTCGCCGGTTATAAAAATACCATGAACGCCTATCAGCAGGCGGTGGCCGAGCAGTATCGCTTTTTCAGCTACGGTGATGCGATGTTCATCAGCCGTAACCCGCAGGCGGAAAACGAGTCCGTCGGCGGTTAATTTCCCGGGCTGCGCCCACGGCGCGGCCCCGTTTCAACGACATCAGACTGTTTCTCTGATGCTCATGCGGCAACATGAGTTAGGGTGTGTGTTTGTTTCGCTGTAAAAACATTAACTTACAAGAGAAATTCTAACGGCGTCGTTCGTGCTTTCAGCGTCCTGTGCCAAAAACGTGACAATGCCGCTGAACTTGCTCAAATGCTCACCGCTCAGGTGGGCATACTTATTGACCATCTCCAGCTTCTCCCACCCCCCCAGTTCTTTTAACACCATCAACGGGGTTCCGTTCTGAACGTGCCAGCTTGCCCATGTATGGCGGAGATCGTGAAAGCGAAAATCTGTGATACCAGATAGCAGGAGTGCGCGTTCGAAATCCGTCCTGTTTATGTACCCTTCCTTTTCACCGTCAGCCGAGAACACATACTCATTATCGAACGGGATCTCCCTCATCACCGTTACCGCGTCATCATTCAGCGGCAGCGGTCGAGCTTTCCCTGATTTTGCGTTTTCAGCTGTCACAACGGCCACCCGACGCCCCAGATCAACATCCTTCCATTTCAGCGACAAAATCTCCCCCAGACGAGCACCAGTCAGCAAAGCAAACGAACACACCCACTTCATCCATTGATGGTGTAAATTTGCGATCAGCGACTTTGCCTCGCTCTTTTCTATCCACCGAACTCTAACTGTTGGCTCTCTCAACGACTGCGCGTAAGGTTGCCTATCAAGCCATCCACTTTTGTCGGCGAGCGAGAAGCCGCGCATGATGAATGAGCGGTATCGGTTTTTGGTGGCGTTAGCCAGGCGCTTTCTGGTAGCCAAGTTATGAGTCGGTAAATTATCGACTATCTCTTCCCCGGTAATGGAGGACACAACTCTACCGCCGAAGATGCCAAGCCAGTACCGAGCGTAAATCTGCTTGTTCTCATAACTTGATTGCCCCTCAGCATCCCTCAGAGCTAAGACGACCATATCCTCGAAAAGCCTCTCCGGCCGCTTGTCCAGATTGGCTACGGCCCACAGCTCATGCTTTATCTTGTCGTGCAGCTGTTGGGCCTTTACCTTTTCCTCGGTGCCAGCAGAGCGTCTAATTCTCGTTCCGTCTGGCGCGGAGATATCAATCCAGTATTTTTTACCCCTCTTGAAGATCGGCATCTTTTTAACTCCTTGCTGCCGACCACAGCCAGTCGGAAGACATTGTTATTGGTCTGCGAGAATTTTTCTATGCTTTCTTTGTTGGCTCTCCACGATCCGCCGACTTTGAACATGTGAAACTTCGCGGGGTTTCGGTATATCGTATAGGGGGAGACTTGAATTTTTTCCGCGTACTCTTTGAGCTTCATTAATTTGGCCTCGTCCGAGGCTGCGCGGGTGTAGGCCATGGTTACCTCACTACTTCCCCTCCCGCACCCGATGAACCTCACAGCAAAGGCGTAGCCACACCGGCGGAGACTTCGGCCAGTATGGGGCTATCTTCACTGCGTGCTTATCGAGTAACTGACGGAGGGTTAAATTGTTGGAAGGGGAGTCGAAATCTCTTAAAAGCTCTCTGGCTGTACTGCGGAGAAGGTTTTTCTGAACGCTGCCGGCATCAGCGTCAGGCTGTTTACTGGGCATTGATTCCCCCAATGATCCCAGCCAGGCGCATCGCCACGGCTGAATAATTCGATTCGTGACACGTCGCCGTAGAGCAGTTCAAGGCGCCGGCGGACTTCCCAGGGTTTCGCGCTGTGCTCGCCGAGACAGCTGAACACAACCTGCTTTACCGATGCGCTGGCGCGCTCGACGCCCTGTCCGCGAACGGCGATCAACACGTCTTCGGAGTTGGCGCGAGTGTAGTTGCCGCCATTCATCCGGGTTTCTGCGTTGAGCATGTCGAGTAGGTCGGTGAAGTCGAAGATGGTTTGCTGTTCCAATGCCTTATTGAACCGTAGTTCTGCCTGTTGATTGAGCTTCACCCAAGTGAAAGCCTTCATCGTTCTGACACTGAATCCCCAGGCTTCGGCCAGCTCGATCGCCTCCTGGCTGTGGTTGCCGGTGTACCACATCGCGAGCACGCTATCTGGCGCAGCAATAGCCCATACCGGCAGACGCTTCAGATCTGCCATGCTCATCGTGCTGTAGTGATTACCGGCGGCGCCATTGCTAATCGTGTTGCCGTAACTCCAGGGCGGATCTGCATAGATGAGTTGATAGGTCATTGAGCGTTACCCCAACAGCGGGCGGCCGCGTTGACACAAAAATCTATGCGGGTTTTTATCCACGGAACATCGACAGCTCGCGCGATTTTGAGTGACTTTTCCCAAACTTCAGCGGCTTTTTCATACCATCCGCGTTGCTCACATTCAGCCGCAATTCTGGCGATATTGCGGTATGCATCATAGGTGCCCATATTTAAATCCTGATTTGGTTGTTGTAGCGCTCGTGGGACATAACCTCCCATGAGTTACCGTTGTCTTTTGAAAGCAATCGCCAGCAGCGGGCCACTGGCAGCGTTAAATGCTTATGTTGGTATGTTCGGTTGGGTTTCTTTTTGCCCTCCCTGTAGGCGCATAGAACCCCCTCAGCTTTGGCGCTGATTCGTTGCGGAATTCGTGGTTTCATGTTTTCGGTGGGTTATTTGGTGGTTGGCGCCCAGCACGCGGATCGGATGCCAGGGCGGCGGACTTTCTCAACGGCGTTTTCTTTTTCCAGCTTCATCAAGCGCTGGCGGATGGCGCTCCCGGTCATGCCGTTGTAGCCGGCACAGCGGAGAAGGTTTGCGACAGAATCCGGTGTGGAACCGGCAATGCTGAGACGCGAGATGATTTCGTTATCGTCGGGTATCGTGATCATTCCCACCCTCCGGCGCTGCAGGTAATGGCATCCAGTGGGTTACCGGAAGCGAATATGTTCGCCCCATCCATTTCCACTTTCCTACAGGCTTCTTTAAATGCCTTCCATCGTCATAATGCCCTGCCATAACTCGCCCGTTAGAAGTGAAAGCCACCATCTTTCCATGCTCTGGCATCCGTTCGGCGCATGCTACCAATCATCCGGCACTGCTGGCGCTGGCGGGGCGGTGAACAATGGAATCACCGCATCACCCATCGGCTCAGACCAAGTAACCAGGCTTTTTTCGCCTTCATTTGCGTATGCTAAGGTTTCTTCGCTGGCGTACAGCACCGGCTGCGCCTCCCGGTTAGCCAGCTTGGCTTCCAGCTCGATATTTCGCTTTAACACGTCTTTCAGCGGGCCCGTCATCTGAGTGGCTTTCAGGTCATCGATAGCCATCATGATCGACTCGTTGTCGGGATTGCATCCCAGCTCGTTGCCGATCTCTTTGAACACCTGTGAGGCGTCTGCTCGGATGGATTCCAGCTCGGCGATGCGCTCATCCTTCGCTTCCAGCTCTGCCAGCAGGGCAAAATATACCTCTGCCTTAACGTGTGAGCCGTTTACCGCTGGCGCCCATACAGCGAATGGTTCGCCATCGTGAATCTCTACCTCTGCATCAAATTGCTCTGGCTCCCTGAATTTATCCATTTCTCTGCTCCTTCATGGCTTGCTCCAACTCAGCAACGCGCTGCTCCGCTGCCTCAGCTCGTCGCTTCATCTCAATCAGGTCATATTCGTAATCGACGCAATTCGAGATTAGTGACCGTTCTCTCACGCTCATTTCTTCCAGCAGGGCGGATACGTACTCTTGCGAGTAGACACCTTCTGTAACTTGATTTTCCGCACACCCACGCCACACCGTCATCTGCCCGTGAATCATTCTCCCTGACTGCATTAGCTCGATGTCTGATTTAAATGCAACCCCGATGGGCTTGCTCAGTTCGCTCAGCTTATTGTCCATCTGCCAACTCCTTGATGGTGAATGTCATCGCCTGGAGCTTCTTGGCTTGCTTGTCGATTGATGCCAGCTTGGCTTTGCGGCGACGCTCGCAGTCGGCCAGCGCCTCTTCCTCGGTGAGCCAGAAGTCTTTTCCGTGTGCGCTATGGTGATAACCTCCTACCCACCAAAACGCTGAATCACCTTCATATTTGATTTCAGCCATCACTACCTGTGGCCCGACTGTTAGCGCGTATTTGGTAACGAAAATCTTTGTCAGCTTGCTCATAATGCTTTCTCCTGGGCCTATGGACAGCAACGGTCACTGCCGTAGCAGTAGAATCCGCCGTCTTTCTGATTTGACTCGCCACGCTTTCCGCATCCTGGGCATCTTGCCGTTTCTGGCTCCTGGGCCCACAACTCCAATTCCTTCCGCGCCGCTTCGTTGGTGATATCACCACTCTTCAATCCTGTGCTGCTTGCCCCAGGGCAATCAGGACAACCCCGGCAATCGCTTCCCATAGTCGGGCAAGGCTTCAGTTCATTTGCTGGCATCACGCACCTCCAATTCGCTGTCACCGAAAATCCGCCGGTGAGCAACTTCGACATATTTCTGTTCCTTCTCGATACCGATGAATCGGCGGCCAGTCGCTGAGCACGCTACGCCAGCCGTTCCGCTCCCCATCGTGAAGTCCAGCACCACATCGCCGGGATTGCTGTACGTCTCGATCAGATAGCGAACCAGACCAACCGGCTTCTGCGTTGGGTGGTATCGGCCTTTCTGCTTATCGCTCGAGAAGAACTGAACATCGCGCGGATAACGCCGTGTTGAGTCGTACTCCGTCAGCGTCACGGCCTCGCCATACACTTCGGAATTGACCGTTTTGCGACGCGACGTTTTGCGCTGGTGTCCCTCGGTAAACTGCGGGTTGTATGTCGGCATGCCGCGATAGAACACCAGGATGTTTTCATGGGCGCGCAGAGGCTGCTTCTTGGCATTGAGGAACCCTGTCGCGTTGCCTTTTTCCCAAATCCACTCCGTTTTCCAATGTCGGATGTTGCTGTTGACCAGAACAGAGGTATACGGCTGCGCACTGAACAGCACGATAGCGGCGTTTGGTTTGGCGATGCGGTGCAGGTGTGACCACATCAGCTCGAGGTCAAGAACGGAGTCCCAGGCGCATTGCGTGGTGCCGTAGGGCACGTCAGCGCAAACCATATCAACGGAGCCATCTTCGATTAGGTGCATAGCCTCCATGCAATCTGCGTGAATGAGCTGAGCGTTTTTATTGTCTGGCATCACTGGGCGCTCTTTCATTTGGTCTCCCGGAGATTGGCGGCGTAATCCATCGCCTTGGCGCCAGCATCACGTAAATCATTGCGATGGCTTGCCGTGCTGTAAGTCGGGTCATTGGCCAGGGTAAGCATGCGATCGGCAAACTTCTCAACTCCCTGCGCTTCGATAGCTGCAAGTGCTGCGTCAGTGGCTGGGGTTTCGATGCACTGCATCTCATACAGCGTCTGCATATCCATGAAGTCATCGTCTGGCTCTTTGATTGTGGCGTTGTATGCTGAGTAGACTTCAGATGCTTCATGTACAAGCTCGGCGGCTTTCGACTTCAGCGCCGCATTCTCCACAGCCGGCGCATCGCGCTCAGCCTTCAGTGCTTCATAGGTCAATACTTCGGTCATAGGTCATCCTTAGCCCGCACCACAGCATCAACTGGCAGGCATTCGTAAGAAGAGGGGAGGTTTTGCGCGGCGATGTCAGCATTACAGTTCTGGTAATCCGGGTATATGTAGCCAGCAGACTGGTAACTGCAGATATCCGCGCCGCTTGCGCAGATGAGAAGAAATAGTCCGAACATGATGCTTCCTATTCATTTTCGCTAAAGCGCCATTTCTGCCGACGCTCAAGCACCATTCCGAGTTGTTTGGCCTTTTTGTCAGCCTTAATAAAATCAGGAATCCTCTGGCCGTCTGGAAACTCCCAGCAGCTTCCAACGATGCGAACTACCGATATGGTTTTGGTGTTTTTATCCATCTTCGTTTTCTCACTGGCAGGCCGACGTTCAGGCAATAAAAAAGCCGCGTTTTTCGCGGCTGTATTGGTCATCATTTTGTTGGCGCGCTTATGAGTTTCTCCGAGCTTTAGGGCGTCAAAAGCCGCAATGCATCCCGCGACTATTTCCGCGTATTGATCTTTCATGAGTGGTTACCTGCGGCTTTGGAGTTGCTTAGAATGGAATATCGTCGTCGAAGTCCATAGGTTGCTCATTCGACTGTTGAGGTTTATTTTGCTGCTTAGGTGGTGACTGCTTATTTCCGGATTGTGATGCTTCTTGCTTGCTTCCGATCATCTGCATCACACCGCCGACATTGACATGAATCTCTGTCGTATAGCGCTCTACCCCAGCCTGATCTTCCCATTTGCGCGTTGTCAGTTTTCCTTCGATATAAACCTGCGAGCCTTTTCGAAGATACTCACCGGCAACTTCAGCCAGCTTTCCAAACAGCACCACGCGGTGCCATTCAGTCTTTTCCTTTTGCTCGCCAGATTGTTTATCACGCCACGATTCAGAGGTGGCAATCGTCAGGTTGGCGATGGCGCCACCATTTTGCGTGTAGCGAACCTCTGGGTCTTTCCCAAGGTTGCCAAGTAAAATCATTTTGTTAACGCCGCGACTTGCCATTATTCTGCCTCACTATTCTGCTCAATTTCCGCCTTGCGGATGTCATATATTTCTTTGGCTTTTGCCTGATATTCTGTCCCGCGCAGCGTGCGCCATGCCTCTTCAAATAAAGCCTTCAGCTCATCAATATTTCCGGCTTTCGCTGCGGCTTGCGTGAATGCCTTCAGTGACTCTTCCGCCGGGTTCGCACCTGACTCAAGCCAGCTAAGAATCTGCTTTCCTGTCTGCTCGCTTAGAACTACTGGGTCGGAATTGCTGAATAGCTTCGTCCTGTCCTTGCTGGCGATCGCATGATGCGTTTCATGCCCTATATCTAGGACGGTTGTGAATTCGTATTCGACCCCATCTCGCTGCTCTGACTTCATGCCAAGCTTCGCGACCTTTTTCCGTCCGTTCTCTTCTACCTGAGCCGTTTCTGTCTTGCTGCGCATGGTGGCGATGATGTGCATTGGCGAGCGCAGAATCGCATCAAGGAATAGGCGATGGCGTGGGTTTATCTCACTCCATGCTGACCAGGAGTTTCCGCGAAACTTCGCTTTGGCTATTGTGTCTACCAGTTCCAGGCATCCACCAACGCCACTCCATTCATGAGTAATGCTGTCGAGAACCAGCGTGTCATATCCGGCTTGCTCGGCTGCGTTAATCGCTTCTATGAAGCGCTCCGGCGCAAAAGGCGGCTCCAGCTCAAGCACGTCAAAATCAGCAACGTCAGAGTAGAGTGAAGCACTTCCTTTCTCGGTATCGAGCACGGCAATCTTACCGCCAATCCCTTTGGCAACAAGAAGTGCGCTATACGTCTTCCCTGAACCACTTGGCCCGGTAAGTGCCAGCCGTAGCTTGGCTTTCTTTCTCATGGCTTTTTCAAATTTCATGACGACCTCTTAGCTAAAGTTTCCTGCGAATTCATCCCAAGTAACGGATGGGCTTTGACGATCAGAACCGTTCCAGCGAGTGTCGGTCTGCGCCTGTGATTCTGTGAGTTGTCTCTCCAGTTCTGACGTCATGTGAGAGATAAATTTCTCATCGCTATCAAGAACTACGCTGCTCATGCCACCGCCTTATTTTCTGTGACCGTATATCCATTCTCTGCAAGCCACTCGAACACAGCTTTGATATCGAGCTGAGGCATGATCTGCTTCTCATCGACATGGCCGAACAAAGCGACGCCGTCCGCCTCAATGCGAACCTCACCCTGTCGTTGTCCGGCCTTGGCGTGATACTCGGTGCATACGAATGTCATTTTCATTTCGACCTCCAGGCTTGTTTGAGCTGAACCATAGCCATTGCCCACAACACTTGACTGCGAAGCTGTAAAGCGGCTCTGGCTGTGAACTGAGCGGTGTTGAATGGCTTGTTCATTACGGCTCGCCTCGTTGATTAAGAGTGTCTTTCAACCACCGGCCAATACAGCGCATACGGCGTGTGATGATTTCGAGTAACGTTTCGTTATGGCAGCCAGCAATAGGCCA